GATCATCAAACTGGTCTACACGCTGCGTAAAGTGCATCGTAATGGCGCTAAGTTCATGATGAACAACAACAGTCTGTTTGCTATCCGAATCCTGAAAGATTCAGAAGGCAACTACCTGTGGCGTCCAGGTCTGGAACTTGGTCAGCCTTCATCTCTGGCCGGGTACGGTGTAGCAGAGAACGAACAGATGCCGGATATCGCGGCTGATGCTAAAGCTATTGCGTTTGGTAACTTTAAACGTGGCTATACGATCGTTGATCGTATCGGTACCCGCATCCTTCGTGATCCATATACCAATAAGCCATTTGTTGGTTTCTACACCACTAAACGCACAGGCGGTATGCTGGCCGATTCTCAGGCTATCAAGCTCCTTCAGATTGGTACGGGTGCTTAATTCTCAGGGGCTTCGGCCCCATTTTTTTGAGGTGATTTATGCCTGAATTATTGTGTGACCTTAAGTGGTCTCCGGACGGCTGTGTAGTTGAGACCATTACCGCTGGGGTGTATTCGGATGGGGAGCTACCTGCTCGCGCTGAGGAAATTGCCACCGAACTTGGCATTATCAAATTTGGTGGTGGCGATGATCATGTTTATGTTCCTGTCGAGCCAGAGCCAGAGCCAGAGCCAGAGCCAGAGCCAGAGCCAGAGCCAGAGCCAGAGCCAGAGCCAGAGCCAGAGCCAGAGTCAGCAACAAAACGCGGGAAAGCTAAATGATACCGTCTATTGTCGAACTGCGGGTGCAATGCCGGATTGACAGCGATGATGCTTCTGAAGATCAGACACTGGCGATCTATCTCAGTGCGGCAAAGTTACACGCTGAGAAAATGGTAAACAGAGCTCTCTACGATTCGAGCATCCCGGATAACGACCCTGATGGGATTGTCATTAGCGACGATATCAAGCTGGCGATAATGCTTCTTGTCAGCCACTGGTACGAGAACAGAGAGCCGGTAAATATTGGCAATATTACCAGCACGTTGCCATTTGGTGTTCAGGCTCTCCTGGGGCCGCACCGGAAGCATCCTGGAACATAAGGAGGGAATATGCAGGCAGGTCGATTACGCCATCGTGTCACTATCCTGAATTTTGTTTCTGTGCGCGATACGACGGGCCAGCCGGTTGAAGAGTGGCAGGAGGGAAAAACCATTTATGCGGAAGTGCTGGGTATCAGTGGTAGGGAGCAGTTGCAATCAGGTGCAGAAACGGCGCTGGCAACGATCCGGGTATGGGTCCGTTTCCGCCGCGATGTGACTGCTGCGTCAAGGTTAAAGGTGCTGACAGGTCCATTTAAAGGTGCGGTACTAAATATCATCGGTCCCCCCATACCAGACAGGAAAGCCACCAGGCTGGAAATACTGTGTAAAAATGGGGCGGAAAAATGATTGATATCATCCTTGATTTTTCTGGACTTGAAGCGATTTCCCGCGATCTGGAATTACTAAGCAAAGCCGAAAACAACAAAGTCCTGCGTGATGCCACGCGCGCGGGGGCTGAGGTTTTGAAGGACGAGGTTATAGAAAGGGCTCCAGAGCGGACCGGCAAGCTGAAGAAAAACGTTGTGGTACTGACACAGAGATCGCGAAAACGCGGTGATATCTCATCTGGTGTTCATATTCGCGGTCGAAACATGCGAACGGGTAATAGCGATAATTCAATGAAAGCCTCCGATCGACGTAACGCGTTTTACTGGCGATTTGTCGAAATGGGCACAGTGAATATGCCCCCACATCCTTTTGTCCGTCCTGCGTTTGATACCCGCGAAGAACTGGCGACGCAGGTTGCTATGAAACGCATGAACCAGGCCATTGATGAGGTGCTGAGTAAATGACGGAAGATGACCTTTATCTTTTGCTGAAGCCTCTGGCCGGTGGACAAGTTTATCCTTACGTTGCGCCGCTGGGTAGTGATGGTCAGCCCTCGATATCACCGCCATGGGTTATTTTTTCACTTATTTCTGATGTGACCGCCGATGTTCTTTGTGGGCAGGCCGAATCAGGGATATCGGTCCAGGTGGATGTTTACTCACTGACTCTTAAAGAAGCGCGAAATCTTCGTGAAATGGTGCTTCAGGCGGTTAAACCGCTTACCCCCACCAACATAAGCAAAACACCTGGCTATGAACCAGATAGCCGGTATTACCGGGCGACGCTGGAATTTCAGGTCACTGTCTGATACATCCATTAACTCACAGACCCGCTACGGCGGGTTTTCTATTTCCAGGAGACAAATATGTCCTCACTGTATGAAAAATCGCAGGGTACTAAAATTCAGATCACCTCTGCGCCAGCGACACTGGATACGATTGGCGCCGCAACCTGGCTGGATTTGCACTGTACTATCAAAGAAGTCCAGTTTACTGGCGGCCAGAAGCAGGACATTGATGTCACCACGCTGTGTTCCACCGAGCAGGAAAACATCAACGGCCTGGGTGCTCAGTCAGAAATCTCTATGTCCGGTAACTTCTATGTTAACCCGGCACAGGATGCGCTGCGTGAAGCTTACGATAACGACACCATGTATGGTTTTCGGATTGTCTTCCCATCTGGTATTGGCTTCCAGTTCCTGTCTGAAGTTCGTCAGCACACCTGGTCTTCAGGGACAAACAGTGTGGTGGCCGCAACGTTTTCGCTACGTCTGAAAGGTAAGCCGACGAAAATTGATAACGCGCTTCGTCTGACTACCGATTTGTCTGAAACGAAATCTGTCACTGCTGGTACTGCATTATCGCTGACGGTTGCGGCCGCTGGCGGTACCACACCGTATAGTTATGTGTGGAAAAAGGGCGGAAGCGTGGTAAGTGGACAAACTTCAGCGACGTTCAATAAGGCCAGCGCCGAAGCAGGTGATTCTGGCGATTACGTTTGTGAGGTAACTGATTCCTCAACCCCGGCAGGCAAAGTTATTTCAGAAACTTGTGCTGTAACGGTTGCGTAGTAAAAGGTATGACTAACCAGAGAGAAGCATAATGGCAAAGAGTCTTAAAGAACTTGCGCTGGCTAAAATGTCAGGCTTTCGTCATAAAATCATTACTGTTCCTGAATGGGGAGGCGTGAAGGTGGTTCTGCGTGAACCGTCTGGTGAAGGTTGGCTACGTTGGCAGGAAATTACAAAATCCGGTACCGACGAAGAAGAAGTGACAGTATCGGAGAAAGCTCACCGTAACTTGTGTGCAGATGTGGCTCTGTTTATTGATGTGCTGTGTGATACCGACAAACAACCGGTATTCAATCAGGAGGAAGGAGAGCAGGTGCGTGAAATTTATGGTCCTGTTCATTCCCGCCTGCTGAAACAAGCCCTTGATCTCATCACATCAGCGGAAGACGCAAAGGAAAAGTAGCCACCCCCGGTGTAAAGTTTCTGATGGCGCTTGCGCTCCGGATGGGGCGCACGCTCTCGGAACTCAGGCAGAGCATGACGGCCAGTGAGTTGCTTATGTGGATCGAGTTTGACAGACAGAGTCCTGTTGGTGATATTCGCGCTGATATACAGGCGGCGCAAATTGTGTCTGCAATTTATGGATCACAGGGGGGCAAGGTACCGCTGGCCGATGCAATTTTGCGCTGGGGGAGTGATGAACAGAATGAAGGGAAGGACCCGTTTGCAAACCTTGAGGCTGCATTAACCGCAGCAACCCAGTGACATTATAATCATTCCACATTAATATTTATTGCCTTCTAAATATGGAATAGGGATATGAATAAATTACTTCTGGTTGTTGCTATCGCTCTATTATCTGGATGTTCTACGCAGCCCGTTTCTACTGAACAAGCAAGAAGTGTTTCTGCTGACAGAATTTGGGATAAAAAAATCGTTAAAAATTCTGCTGATACCGGGACAGTTGTCGTCAAAAGAGATTCCGGACTAATGGGTAGTGCGTGCCTTATCAGTATTTATATTGACGGCAATCCAATTGCAGATATTGACTCAAGGGAAAAAGTGACCTTCTACCCAAATCCAGGTCGGCATGTTTTAAGTGCAACTCCTCATGGCTGGTGTGCCGGTGGCATGGTTGAGGTTGGGGCTGAAGTAGTAAAAGATAAGGTATTAATATACCGGGTTGGATACGGGGCTAACGGCGATTTCAGATTCTCACCTACAGCTTTTTAAGTAAACTCTCGAATTAAAGACACCCGCCTAAAAAGGCGGGTTTTTTATTGGGTGAAATATGGCGACTCTCCGCGAACTTATTATTAAAATTTCTGCTAACTCTCAGTCTTTCCAGACGGAGATCGCGCGTGCTTCACGCACCGGACAAGATTACTATCGCACCATGCAGAATGGTGGTCGTCAGGCGGCAGCAGCATCAAGAGAAACACAGAAGGCGCTGGCGGAAGTAACCAGTCAACTTAATACAGCAAAAGCCTCTGCAATGGGTCTGGCTGGTGCTTTTGCAGGCGCATATGCCACTGGCCACCTGATTTCTCTGGCGGATGAATGGAGTTCAGTTAATGCCAGATTAAAGCAAGCATCGCAATCGACAGATGATTTTAAAGAATCACAGCGTGCACTGATGGATATCAGCCAGCGAACCGGCACCGCATTTTCAGATAACGCCAGCCTGTTTGCTCGCTCGGCGGCTTCTATGCGCGAATATGGTTACAGTTCAGAAGAGGTTCTGAAAGTAACCGAAGCTATTTCAACGGGACTTAAGCTGTCTGGTGCCAGCACATCTGAAGCCAGTTCAGTAATCACCCAGTTCAGCCAGGCGCTGGCACAAGGCGTCCTTCGTGGAGAAGAGTTTAACTCTGTCAATGAAAACGGCGATCGTGTAATACGTGCCCTTGCCTCCGGGATGGGAGTGGCTAGGAAAGACCTTAAAGCGATGGCTGATCAGGGGCAATTAACCGCTGATAAGGTGGTGCCTGCTCTAATCAGCCAGCTTGGATCACTTCGCGAAGAATACAGTGCTATGCCGCAGACAGTGGCGGCAGCATCAACAAAAATTGAAAATGCCTTCATGGCATGGGTTGGCGGTGCGAATGAAGCGACCGGCGCGACAAGCGCACTGACCGGTGTTCTCAATACCATTTCAGATAATATTAACACCGTAGCTGCTGCCGCTGGTGCTCTGGCCGCTATTGGCGGGGCAAGGTATCTTGGTGGTATGTTCGGTGATCTCAGTGGGCAAACAGCACAACTGATCGATGCACGTAAAAATGAGATTGCGCTGGCTGCCGCCCGCGCCAGTTCAGCAACACAGTCTCAGCGAAAAGCCGCAGCAGATTCAATTGCAGCAGAACGATCTTACCAACTGGCCCAGACAGAGCTTGAACTTGCACGTAACACCAATGCAGAGGCAACAGCAACGCAGAACGCGATTGCGAAAAGACGGGCGATGATCACGGCAAATGCCGCGCTGGTTCAGTCTAACCGTGCTGTTACTGCATCACAGCAGGCTCTTAACTCTGCGACCTCTGTGATGGGACTTGTCAAAAGTGGAGCAACAGGGCTGCTTTCACTGGTTGGTGGTCTGCCTGGATTACTCATGCTTGGCGCTGGTGCCTGGTACACCATGTACCAGAATCAGGAACAGGCCCGACAATCTGCCCGCGAATACGCAAACCAGATTGACGAGATCAAAGAGAAGACATCGAAAATGTCTCTTCCTGAGTTGGACAGCAACCGTAGTCAGACTGTCGCAGCACTGGAAGAACAAAAAAGGTTGATTACAGAACAGGAAAAAAGTGTAGCTAGCCTGAACCGTCAGATTAATGAACTCAATGAGGCGAGAAATAAACCGGGAATAACTCAAGAAAACGATCTCAATATTCTTAAGTCAATTTCAATACTGACTGATCAAATTTCAGTTGAAGAAGAAAAACTTGCTCAACTGAGAGAAAAATCTCGATCGGTATCGCAAGCTCTTGAGGAAAACGAAAGCCGACGTAATGACCTGATTAAAGAGCGAGCCTGGCGTCAAAACGCTGAGTATCAGTCTCTGGTTAACATGAATGGTCAGCATACTGAGATCAACAGGCTATTGGGGCTTGGTAATGATCTTCTGCGTACCAGACAGGGACTTGCCAACATTCCTCTCCGTATACCTCAGGCTGATCTGACCAGCAAGCAGACTGATGCACTGGCGAAGAGTCGTCGTGAACTGGCGCTGTCACGGTTACAGGGAGAGGCGAAAGAGCTGGCGCGACTCGGATACGCTGCTGACGATCTCGGGCTTACAAATGATCCTCAGTATCAGACAAACAGACAGGAGTTGATAAACAACGGCCTGGCGGAGTGGAGAAATAATCAGGCTAATAAGCCGAAAGCTAAAGGCGGGAAAACAGAAACTGAAAAAACGGCGGATACTTACGACAAGCTGATTAAACAGCAGAAAGAGCAAATCGCTCTAGCTGGGCAAAATACCGAACTGGCTAAACTGAAATATCAGGTAAGCCAGGGTGAGCTTGCTACTCTGACCGAAACGCAGAAACAAACGCTTTTGCAAAATGCAGCACTTATCGACCAGCAGAAGATTCGTGAACAACTGGCTGCATATGAAGCAAACCTCGCTGATGCCAACGCCAGTGCTCGATCCTCTAATCAGGCAGAGCTGACAGGGTATGGACAAGGAAGCCGCATCCGCGAACGTATGCAGGAAATGCTGCGCATACGGGAGGAATTTCAGCAGAAGAACGTTGATCTACAGCGTCAATATCAGTCTGGAGATATTTCCGAAGATCTATACCGTCAGGAGCTGGCGTTGAATAAGCGCTATCTCGATGAACGTCTTCGCGATCAGGAAGCTTATTACACTGCCTCTGATGCCCAGCGCAGCAACTGGACCGCTGGCATGCGTGAAGGATTCGCTAACTGGGCTGATACTGCTTCGGATTACGCTTCGCAGTCTGCTGATCTGGTTAATAACTCCATGTCTGGGCTCGTCGGTAATATTTCTGATGCTCTGGCCGGTAATAAAGTCGACTGGGAAGACTGGGCCAATTCGGTGCTTCAGTCTATGCAGAAAATCATTCTGAACGCGATGCTGGTGGACTCCCTGCGGTCGGCCAGTAACAGCGGTTTTTTCAGTTCTATTGGCGGAATGTTTGGTGCGTCTGGGGCAGGAGGAAGCACCCCCTCAGGAACTTATAACTCTGCTGCGTCTGGTATCAAGTTGAATGCCAAAGGAGGTGCCTATGCTTCTGAAAGTCTCAGTGCTTACAGCAACAGCATTGTGAGGACGCCAACTTATTTTGCTTTCGCAAAAGGCGCGGGGCTGATGGGAGAAGCTGGGCCAGAAGCGATTATGCCGCTGACGCGTTCTGCCGATGGTTCTCTTGGGGTCCGTATGGTTGGGGCACAGCCTGCATCTGGTGGGAATGGAGATATCAATATTACCCAACACTTTTCCATCTCCGGTAACGGAGACGCGGCACTGAAACAGGCTATGCAGGAAGCTGCCCGTCAGGGAGCGACTGACGGTGCGAAACAGGCACGTCAGGATATCTTGCAGGACTTTTCCAATCGGGGCCAGGCGAGGCGCTTACTCGGCGTATAAAACAGGAGTTAACTATGGCTGCACTTGAATGGCCGGATGATGTCTGTCCGGCGTCTTTGTCGTGGCGACCTGAAAGCAACACAAAAACTTTTCGTTCTCCCTTCAACGGGGCATCACAGACTGTCCGTTTCCCAGGTACCCGTTGGGTATGTTCTCTGACCTTTAACAATCTTTCAGATGAGAAATCGCGGCGTATTGATGCGCTAATTGCTGAACTCGATGGTGAGTATGGCAGGGTGAAAATCCACGACTGGGGGCGGGGAGGAAGAACTCCGGCAGGTGTACCGGTTGTGAATGGTGCCAGTCAGACAGGGACACAATTGCAGACACGCGGATGGACTCCTGGCGTAATGGTTTTGAAACAAGGCGACTACATCACTGTGAACGATGAACTGAAGATGATCACCGCCGACGTGACGAGCGCTGCGAACGGGACCGCCATGATTACTTTTGCGCCTATGCTTCGTAGTTCCCCGCCTGCTAATGCTGCGATTGAGGTGGCGAAACCTTACGGCATTTTCAAACTGAAGGATAACCAGCAGGGGGCGGGGAACAGGGTGCCAGGAGTGTTTACGAGTTACACACTGGAGCTTGAGGAGGCGTTTTAATGTTGTATTCACCATTTTCTGACGCAATGGTTGACTGGCTTTCCCGCGACCGGGTGACAGCGGTGATCGCTGCCAGTATTCAGTTTGAATCCGGCACTGTGTATGTGCATTCCGGTACCGGGACGATCGTAATGGGTGGCTACGTCTATTACGGCATGGGGCGCATGGGCTCGATTGATGATGCCACTGAGACGAACACGACCAGCCCGACGCAGGTGAAGATGACGCTTTCCGGGCTTGACCTGTCACTGTTCGCCAAAACACTGAATGAACGTTGTGTTGGTCGCAATGCTGAAATCTACCTGGTTGCGATGGATGACAACGGCGTGGTGCAGGTTGCCGATCTTCTGTTTAAAGGGAAGGTATCGGGTACCGGGGCCACAGCCGGGGAAACCAACGCTCTTCAGTACACCATCAGTAATATTTTTGAAGACTGGCAACGACCTTTCCCGGATCGCTATACCGACGAATCACAGCAGGCTTCTTATTCTGGCGACCGCATATTCCGCTATGTGGCGCAGATGGCTGAGCGTTCCATTTTCTGGGGCAACAAAAAGGATGCGCCTGGGTTTACTTATAAGTGAGGAAGCATGAAGCACCCTGACTGGCAAAACAGATTAAATGCAGTGATGAAGGCCGCCATTGAGCGGCCTTTTTCATGGGGCAAACATGACTGTTGCCTGTTTGCGGCTGACTGCGCACAGGCCATGTGTGGCGATGACTATGCGGCAGACTGGCGTGGAACTTATGACAGTGAAACCGGTGCAAAGAAAGCGATTCTTACAGGTGGCGGGACGCTGGAAAAAGTGATCGGCAAATACCTTGACGAGGTTCCGGTGAAACTGGCGCAGCGTGGTGACATCGCCATCGTCGAGAATGGCGGGGCAAAGTGCGCTGGCGTGGTGTATTCCGGTTCGGTCTGGGTGCCTGGTGAAAATGGTCTGGTGAGTTTACGGGTAAAACCGCTGAGCGTCTGGAGGGTTCGTTAATGCCTGCTGCTATACCTATCATTGCGACCGTTGCAGCAGGTGCTGCTGCTTCATATCAGTATTACGGGATCGCAATGGCTATCACTGTTGCTGCCCAGGTCGCAACTCAGGCTCTCACCAAAAAACCATCCATCGATTCATACCGTGACACATCAGAACGTAAACAGGTTCTTCGTGCGGCTGCCAGCGCCAAAACGGTTGTTTATGGACGTACCACTGCCGCCGGTACGTTGTTCTTTTCAGAAGAGCAGCCAGGCGAACAGGCTGACGGGGAGATGCTGCATCTGGCGGTAGCCCTCGCAGGGCATTCATTATCCAGCATCGGAACGGTATGGCTCGGCGACGAACCCATCAGCAGTTATCCCGAGCATGCATCATTCCAGTTGCACACGAACCGGCAGACTGCAGATCCGTTCATGCTGGCGAACTGCCCGTCATGGAAAAATGACATGATCGGTAAGGGGATCACATGGCTTCGTGTATCCCTGAAATTCAGCGCAGAGAAATTCCCTTCCGGTATTCCCAATATCAAGGTAGAGAAGTTTGGGCGCGTCGTATACGACCCGAGAACAGGCCTGACCGGATACAGTAACAACGCGGCGCTGGTTATCCTGGACTATTACCGCAACTACCTGAAGGTTCCTGATTCAGATATCAACTGGGACCAGTTTCAGGAAGCCGCCAACATCTGCGATGAGGATGTGATCACCGGCGGCAATACCGTCGAAAGACGCTACACGATCAATGGCGAGTTTGACCTAAGCGAAAACAAGGTGAGCATTCTGGAGGGGATGCTTGCGGCCTGTGCAGGTGACGTGACCTATATTGCCGGTAAGCATGGTTTGCTGGTTGGCGCGTACTATGGCCCGGCAACGGAAGTGATCACCGAAAGCCAACTGGCCGGTGATATCGAAATCATGCCGGAAGTCTCCCAGTCGGAGCGTGTTAACACTATCAAGGGAACATTCGTCGATCCGCAACAGGGGTTTACTGAAGCTGATTTCCCATCTGTATCGGTAAGCGAGTGGGTGGCGGAGGACGGCGTCGAAATCTCGCAGGATATGAAACTGCGATTTGTGACGAGTGAGTTTCAGGCTCAGCGCCTGGCTGATGTGAAGTTAAAGCGTACCCGTATTGCCAGAACGATGAACGTTACGCTGAATCTCAGCGGCTACCGATATCGCCCCGGAATGTATGTGAAAGTCAATTTCCCGTCTATTGGCATCGTGAACGTTGAGATGCGGGTGACGGACTGGAAATTCGGTGTGCAGAACGGCGTGCAACTGACACTGAAACAGGAAACGGTTGATGTATGGGGTGATGCTGTTGGCAAGCCTATAGAGCGCCCTCCATTCACTCAATTACCATCCGGTGGTGTTGCCCAGCCGCAGAACATGAAGTACACCGTCGAAGAAATCGGTCAGGTGGTCCAGGGGATACTGTCCTGGGAAAATATCGGGCAGGTTGTCTATAACAAAGTCGTCATTCGTCGTAATGGCCAGATGGTGCTTTCTGCCCAGGTGCCGGGTTCTTTCACTCGTCTGACTGGGTTGCCAAGGAATACCTACACGGCGCATGTTTCTGCGGTGAATCAGATGGGGGCTGAATCGCCGGAAGCTTATCTTGAGTTCAGTGTTGAAGCGCCGCCGCCGCCCTCGCATGTTGATATTGAGCAGGGTTTCTTTGCGGTGACAATGATCCCCCGTCTTGCTGCTATCACCAACGTTTCTACCCAGTTCGACTTCTGGACATCAGGTGAAACGAGGCTTCCAGGCACCTCAACTGAAATCGTTGAGGGCAACGCCAGCAGAGAGGGGATGGGGACCACATGGACCAGCAATCAGTTGCAGGTCGGGCATACCTATTACTGGTATATCAGGACCATTAACGCATTCGGTGCTTCTGCATTTATCGAAGTTCCCGCTCTGTGCTCAATGGATACAGGAAGCCTGATCGACCTTATTGATGATTCAGTTCAGAATTCCGAAGCATTCCAGAACGTTAAAGGCGGGGTTGATACAAACCTTGAAGGCATAATGGAAAATGCCCTCGCCAATCACGGCACGGTCCAGCGTCAGTTTGAGCAGTACGGTGAAGTCAAAGCCGAAGTCATGACGGTGACCACTACGGTTGCAAATCTGGATGGCGCATTCGCCGACCTTTCCACTTACGTTCAGGCATCAATCGGACCAGAAGGCAGTCTTACTGCTGCGGTTAACCAGAAACTTACCGCCGAAGTAAATATCGATGGAACGGCAAAAGCCTCTTATGTCACTAATCTCGGCATTGTCAGGAATGGAGTGAAATACAACACTGGTTTCGGTATGTCTATCGAGCCATCGGGCAGCACCTATAAATCCACAGTGGTTTTTGCTGCTGATCAGTTCGGCATTTATTCTGGTAGCGATCCGGGAAATTACACCGCCGCCTTCTTTGTCTTTAACGGACAGGTATTTATCCGCGATGCGCTTATTCAGGATGGCAGTATCACCAACGCCAAAATTGGTAACTATATCCGATCCACCTCTTTCGTTTCTGGGCCGTTAGGGGGGGGGTGGAATATCGATAAGAACGGCAATTGTGAATTCCATGGGAAATTTTATGCTGACAGTGGTCAGTTTGCATTTAATGGTGTGAATAATACGGTCGTTATTAACGGGAATGGAATTACTGTCAATCTGTCTGGCGGTGGGCGAGTTGTTGTCGGTAAATGGTAGGTGAATTATGCCAGAAGGTATTCTGATTGATTATAACGATGGTCGGCCAGTAATGGCAATTACAGCGGGGCTTCGTGCCCCGTCGTTTTGCACGAACTTTTCGGGGCGCGGCACGGCCGGTAATCAAATGACAATAAGCACCCAGTTAACGGCGGGGTCACAGGTTATCGTCGTCCCTACGGTGCCCGCCGAGGTGCAATACATCATCGACAACCAGGTTGAAGTAAACGTGCCCGTATCGATGGCGTCTGTTGTGCGTAATGGCAATACCGGCGTTACCATTAACGGCGGGACGCAGTTCGGCTATAACCTGACCCCTTATGACTGGCGTGGCACTGTCCTTGAGATATTGCCAGTTGGAACTTATAACACCGGTCTGTTGGTGTCTGACTCTACCGATTTCACCGCCATATCGAATAACGCTAAATTAATGACATGCGCATGGGTTGGGCAGTGGGTTGTGAATGGGTCTCGCGCCCTTCCTGTTAGCGGTATTCCCTTCGCCCGCTGGGATAACGGAGGTGTATCAGTAGGATTCGATGGCACCAATATTATTGTGCGGGATACCAATTACACCGGGTCTGATGACGTTACAGGGAGCGTTACATTAGACCTGGTAATATTCAATAATACCGCTCCGGTTGGGGGGGATGGTATCACCATGACCAACTCAGCTGGGCAGGTGACATTTTCCACACTTAAGCGCCCGTTTGTTTACGAACGCCTTCTTACCGTGTCCGACAGTAACCAGTCCGTAGGAACCAGTTTTACGCAATTATGTTTTGTCGGGTCAAATAGCCGCAAGATTGGTGACTACGATAATGTGCGCTTTAAGGGAATGATTCGGTCCGGGAGTAATATCCGCGCCGGGCTTAGTCGGGTTGTTGGTAATTATTACAATCAGGGCTTTAACAATAATTTTAACCAGAACATCGCTATGCCGATCCTTGTCCTTCCCCCCATGTATTGAGGAAATAATATGTCAGCAGGAACATTAACCCTGACCAATAACTCAGATTTGGTCTCCGGGGCAGGCACCTCATTTTCTACGGAACTGACCGCAGGTGATTTCGTTGTCGTTATTGTTGGTGGTGTTACTTATACGCTGCCGGTTAAGTCCGTTGAAGGAAATACTGAAATCACCCTCATTAGCAAATACCCCGGACCGACACAACAAGGTTCTGCGTGGAATGCAGTACCACGTGCCACACAGAACCAGGTTACGGCGGCGCTGGTGGTGCAGAGCACCGAGGCATTGCGTGGGCTGAACTACGACAAGCAAAACTGGCAGGCTGTATTCAGTGCGGACGGAAATATTACGGTCTTTCTGCCTGATGGAACATCGTTTTCAGGACCATCCTGGAAGAGTATTGCAGAAACGCTGAGCACACTTGATGTTGATTACCTCAATCAGCTTGCTGCACAAATCAACCAGGATGCGCAGCAGGTTGAAGCCGATAAAAACACGGTCGTTGACACTGCTCAGCAGGTATCAACTGATGCGCAGACTGCGTCAACTGCTGCAACTGGCGCGCAGGGCTCAGCCACTGAGGCTGCCCAGAGTGAAACGAATGCCGAAGGCTATAAAGAACTGGCTCGTAAATATGCGCTTAACCCGGAAGACAACCCGGTAACAGGTAACGAATATTCGTCGTTTCACTATTCGGAGAAAGCGAGAAAATCAGCAGAAGAAGCAGCATCACACAACCCTGTTGAGGCACTCGTCAAATCTCTTAACCTGTCAGACCTGGCGGACCGTGCAGACGCCTGGCTTAACGTTCGTCCTATCGGCGCTACGCCATTAGCCGGTGACCCGGTGGGGCCGTATGACGCCACGACCCAACGTTGGGTTGAAAACTACGTAAGCGGCGGAGGCGGGACAGGGCCGACCATGAACGGGGTGCAAAACTTCGGGGTAGGGACGCCGACACTTTGGACTAGCCGCGCCTTTGTCCCCGCGTGGGCAGTGCTGTCCGACGGGCAATTACTAAACCGCGCTGACTGGCCTGAACTATGGGTGCACGCGCAGATGCACACGCCGATCGATGATGCAGATTGGGTTTCGGATCCCACTATGCGCGGCAATTATTCAAACGGCGACGGGTCGACGACATTCCGCGTCCCGGATATGAACGGGGTACAGAATACCGGCGTTAACGGTTTTACCGGCCCGCGATCAATTGTCGGGCTATTTGGACGTGGCGACGGCGGCGGGTATTACACTGCCGGCAATGTTAGGTTTAACGCCGCGCCTGACATCACAGGCCTTTTCGGTAGCATTGGCAACGTAACGAATACAAACTATTCGATTAACATTTCTACATATAACGGCGCTTTTTCGCCGGAACCATCGTCACTTAACTCGGCTAGAACAATCGGTACATCGTTATCGTCACAGGTATCCATCCCTAACAGCCCGTCACAAATCAGGTTTAGAGCGTCAGACAGCCACCTGGCATATGGTCGCAACGGCGCGCAGGAGGTAAACCCGAACTATTTCGTAGGCGTCTGGATCATCCGTGCGTCCGGCGGCTTCACAGCGGCGAATACGTTATGGACAGTTACTAACGCGGATGCCGCTTTGCCTGGCTCTGGAACATTAGTAAAAGGCGGAGAAGTTAAATCCGCCTATCGTGCCGGTGAGAAAACGGTGCACGAAATGGCTATGCAATCCGGCTATACTGTTGGAAACAACTTAGCTGAAGGCAATATTACACAATCGCGGTATGACGAATCCGGCGTTCTTGTTGAGGCGGAATCATATGGATTCAGGTCTAACGGCCTGGGTGGTTCAGTGATAACGCACATACCCGGCCAGACAAATAGTTTTGGCAACTGGCAGAAACTCATTTCGACGCAAAGGACATATTTCTTAACTGGCGACACCGATACCCCGACCGGCGGTGTCGTGTTCGGGTTCAGTACCGGGCACGCTATAGCGGCGGCGGGGCAGTACGGACTTCAGGTATGCGGACGAAATAGCGGTATGTGGTTCCGTTCAGTAGAGGGAGGCAATTTCCAGGGCTGGCAGAAGGTAACATCAGCAGCCATCTGTGATTCCACGCTTAAGGATGAGATCACTGATACAGACGGCACGTTATCGCTGGAAAACATCAAAGAGATGGAGTTAAAAACCTTCGTCTACAAGGATGACGATAAGCGACGTATACGCCGCGGGGTGATTGCCCAGCAGATCCGCAACATCGATCCGTGCTACGTCAAGGAAGTGCACAACGGTGACGAAGTTAACCTGGTGCTGGACAGCAACCCGTTATTGCTGGATGCCATTTCCGCCGTTAAGGTTCTGGCGCGGCAGGTGGAAGAGTTGCAGGCCGAATTAAAGACGCTGAAAGGCGAGTAAAAGAAGGGGGCCATTAGGCTCCTTTTTTTTGTTCAGCTTCCAGTCAGTGAGCTCTGAATTTAAAAATCAGCAAGATACTCAGTGTTAAATATTGATAGTTTCCGCCTGTATTAAACTGTGTCGAACCGGGCATGATAGTCCATTTCGGCATACTAAAACCTGTAATATTTGCGTATCCGAAGGCTGGTAATCATTATAAAAATTTAGCTCAATTTAGGTAACTAGTGGATATCGTCTATCAGTCTGTAGTAAACAATATAGAAGGATTTTCTTGCGTAAAATGGGGGGAGAGGGATTTGCTTACGTTTTATGAGATTGCATCAATCAACCATAGATTGCTGGATATCAGTGATACATGGGCCGATTTGTGGGTGTGTCTTCACTATTTACCAGTTGGTATCGGAAGGGTAAGAATGCTTCGCTATACTAACTTGGTTGGCAGTAATTTGACCTTTGAACAAAAAGGCAGATTAAAGGAAATAAATATAATAGCCCCTTCACCGGTACTGAACATAATTTTACGGAGAAGAGAAGTTTATCCTGATGATGTTTACGTGTTCCAGAGTCATTCTAATCGAGTTAAAGCAGAGAAAAAACCAGTGACAGTTGTTGCGTTTAACCTGGCGCTTAAGCTCGCCTCTTCGGGGGTTACGACAAAGAATGTCACCAGTAAATGCGCCTGAAAAAGTTGCCGCAGCCCGTCGTATGCAAGAACGAGCGGCGGCAGGCTGGCGATCGTTCGATAGTGCAAGTATTGAATGGTTGCCAGCCGGTGCGGATTCTACATATGCAATATGACAAAACAATGCTCTTATTCTGAAACCAGCCACATGTCAGACTCTTCAAACATTTCCTCAAGCATACGGTTCAGCCGTTCTTTCTCAGTTTTTGTGCAGTCACTGTTTAAGGCGTTAGCCTGCATTGGCTTCACCCTCACCTCAGCATCGGGAAAAATCCGGTGCACCCGCTTCGTCAATTCGGTCAGAATGATGTTACTTGCACCTGGCAACCCGGCAACGTTTCTCTTGTCATAAACCAGCTCAACAAACATTTTTACCTTCTCCCTTTACTGGTTGGATATACAGTATATATACTGTGTTTTTATCCAGTGTCAATAGTAGATAGAGGTAACTATGGGCTTCCCTTCTCCGGCAGCGGACTACGTTGAGCGCCACATATCGCTAGACGAGAAATTTATTGAGCATCCATCAGCCACATACTTCATGAGAGCAGGGCAGACATACTGGAGAGACGGCATCATGAATGGTGCTTTGTTGGTAGTAGATAGTTCCCTGAAACCTTGCGATGGTTCTCTGCTCATCTGTAGGTTGGATGGTGAGTTAAGGATAAAACGCTTCCGCGTGCACCCAAGACCTCACCTGGTGAATCTGGAGAACGGTAAGCGCGAAGAGATACCTGACTCAACGGGTGACTACAATGTTACTTCGCCAGTATTTGGGGTGATCACCTACATCATCAACGATGCGCGCTCAGGTGAGTTCGATGATTGTCCGGTGATCTGACATTAATTCGCGTCGGGATAATTCCCCGGTTTTACCCCAACAATACCCCGTATAAAAAACAGGCATAAAAAAACCAGCCGTAAAAGGCTGGTTCTTAAGGAGTATTTTGGTCGGCACGAGAGGATTTGAACCTCCGACCCCCGACACCCCATGACACCTTCACTAATTAGTTGTAAGCAGCGCCCTGTTTGGCTTATAGGTCATTTGACTGTATAAACAAACAGTGCATTTTTTACAAAACACGCTCTTTATACATCAACGAGTTATGTATGGTTTTACCCCTGAATTAAGTGCCAGATACAGCACTTGTTTCAGGATTGAGTTCTGATACATTCGCTGCTGGGGTGGACGTTGATACCGCTCCGCGCCTTTTTCTTCTTCTCTTAGGTTTCGATTCTGGTTTTAGCTGCATACCGAGCATTTTCATCACTTCATCTTGTGAAGGATAGCAAGTACCTATATCCGCTGGTGGAGCTGAGTGTCGATGCTTTTCGACTAATGACTTCTCATTGTTCCAGCGCTTACATAGGAAAATAATCCCTTCAAAATATCTCTCGTCTCTCTTTTGAGCTTCAGAAAGAATGAAATAAGCTTTTCTCTCCAAACCTTCTAAAAAGCCACAAAAACATTCTCTTAAGAGCTTGTCATCCAAATCATTAGCTTTAATACCCTGGGCTAAAAACTCGTAAAAGTTCAGTATGTAGAGAAGGCCATTGATAGCATTAACAACCTCATCGGGGACTTTTGCATCTTTGAATTTAGGGTTATCAGGGTCATCTCTCCAAAGGCAGAGCTCTTTTGGGGCATGGCGGTTGCCCCGCCAAAGATGGGTAAAATTGCGCAGATGTGTCTGATACTCGGTACAAGTGCGGGTACTCAAAACTACATTCAGTGTATGTTTCCGTCTATCACTCGCTGCAGAGGTAATGAACTGGATCCACCACCCCATACCGGCAATCGATCCTGCGACAATTATTGATAGCGCTGTTTGGTAAGCATCATTGTATCGAAGCACGTAGTAGGCGAGCAGTATTAAGCTCCAGATAACAATTCCAAAAAGTGGTAGGAGTGCATTAGTGTCTGGGAATTTGTTGCTTATCTTATAGACACCATACAAAGAGAAGAATGTCGCGAAAGTCGTCATCAGCCCCGCATCGAAAGCTGTATAGAACCACTCTGCAGTCTCTACTGCATTGAAAGTTAATAAAAATCGAGTGACAACCAGACTTAGAAGTATGCCAACGAGCACACCCAGAAATATTCTCGTTTTACTTTTTATCCATCGGTACATTCCGAAAACCCTTCTACTGGATGAAAAAAAACTCCTCAGAATGAGGAGTTTAGTTCAATGCTTATTAAGACTTAACCTTCACCGTAACCGATTTCGAAGTTTTTCATATAAGCCTCTCCTTGTTGTACCTACTGTGTGGGATAGATCATTTTGTTGTGAAATCACTTGTTGCCTGCATACTAACAAGAGTGATGTCACCTTGACAATAAAATTCTATTAAATTCTTTAGTGGGATAGAAATGGCATTTTCAAATAAAACAATGAGTTATGTTTGATTTGTCATATCCCGTAAAGTATTTCCTACTACAGTAATAGTTCCAGCCCTTGAATTTATCAAGGTGCCAACAAGAATCTTCTGCCTGACAATCCATAAAAAACTAATGTTTTCAACCTGTTTTTATCTCTCCATGAGGAACAATCACCCAGTCGATGTGGTTGCTGGTATAAATCTTCGTTGATTTTGCATCACTGTGGGCCATCCTGCCTTGAGGGTCGATTCCTTGGTTATTAAACAAATGTGCCGCAAGTGCTCTGATCTCGTGAAAAGTAGGGCGTTCGTCCATCGTAAGATTATCATACAGTCCAAGCTCATCGCGTAACGAGGAGAATGAGCGACTAAGATAGTCAGGAGCAACTTGAGTCGGGAGTGAAACTTCTTTACTGCGTTTAACATGCCGATCCGGAATCCTGTGAACAACAAATGGACTGGCTACGTTATCCCTACTTGCATCAATTATACGCTTTAGCTCATCCCCAATTGGAATCGCAACGTGCGAGGCTTCCTTCTTTTGTACCTTTTGACGATGGATGTAAAGCGTTCCATGTATGCCATTCTCTGCTTGTTCGAGCCAGACACAACCACATACACCGTTTTTGGGTTCGCGAATTGAATAACGGATCCTCGATACTTCGAGGCGCGCATGTGTCGTCTGTAGAGCCAGGTCCATTGCCGTTCTTAACCATGGTGCTGCAGCGCGCCGGATAGCCATGAAATGATCGAGAGACAGGCGTTGTCTTTTCTTCTCTTCGGTCCTGCGCATTTTCTTCCGGGTTGCCGGATTATCGAGCATCAGGGATTCATCGACCGCATACGAAAACAGCTTTTTAAGGAAGCTGACTTTTCTGTTTTGCACGTTCGCAGACGCGCCGGCATGGTATTGATTGATGTATGCGTTAACATGCTCCAACTCGATATCGCAGGCAGGAACATTCACGAAAAACTCTTTTACGCGTAGTGCGTCATTATTCCAGTCATCTAGGGTGCTCTGAGAAGGGCGCTCGTCCTCAATAGCACGTTCCATTATGTGATCCACATGTTCAGCAAATGGTTTGGCTTCTCCAGTAGCCCCACCAGATTCTCTAATGAGATTATCAACCGACGGGGAAAGCTCAGGTCTCATTCTCAGGTTGTACTCTCTGGCGATAGCTATTGCTATGGCCCGATCCTTACCTATATTTTTCTTCTTCCCGGTAATAAGTGTGAATTTATAAACACCTCGATCTTTATCAAATACCAGATAGTCCGGCAGATGTCGGTATTCTTTTTTTCTTGGCCTTGCCGCCATGGTCAGCCCTCATTAATTAACTGGCGAACTACTTGACTAACCATTGAGTCGACACCCCATTTTTCTGTTTCGCAGACAAAAACAGAACCGTCCACGATACGTCCCATGAGTAAACCATTCTCGACCCAACGTCTAATAGTTCGGTTGTCAGGAACTGAGTCATTGGTAAATTCACGGCGTCCCCATTGACTCGCCTTCATTAGCTTTGCCATGGCTGTTTCTCCACTTAGCCCGGCTGCACCCGGGCTGTAACATCAATTATCAGTGCTGGTGGTCGGTATCCATTTCAGCAAAGTTCGATTTTGGTTTATTCATCATCAGCGTCAAAATCGACCCAATCCGTATCATTTGGAATCCCTGGAGACAAGAGTGGGTTGGTTGCAGCCAACATTTCACTGGCAGATCCGAAACGCTGTAACCGACGAAGGACTTCATATATTTCGAAAGCTTCTGTCCGTTCGTCACCAATATCAAGTTCACATCCTAGCGCGTGGCACTCTGAAGCAAGTGCTGAAATTTTCTGAAGTAGTTCAGATTTATTCACGATTTACCTCCTGCTGCGGAGCTGATGCGATAGCCTGATCAATAGCTTGGCGAACTGTCATAACCGGATAATTGCTGTCATTGAGCATCATTGCGTTCCTCTGGAAATTCGCGTCAAATTTCCAACCGTACGATGTTCCGTAATACTCATTCAGCCTCTTGTTTTGCGCATCAAGCCAGTTAAGGCGCTTTGTATCCTCCGAACTATCCGGAATCACCGGAGAGTTGCCAGCTTCCTTAATGTGTAGTCGTGGTTCACCGTCCTTCGGCTCAGGCCACTGGCGCGCCATGTTCACCTGCAGCTTTTCTTCCATTGCCGCTGTGATTTCACCGTCACTGATACCGGCGCGCCGCTGGGCGTCCCATAACAGTAACTGCATATCAGCCCACTCGCTGAGATCGTCAGGTTCGGCAGCGGCTTCCAGCGCCTCTTTCGACAGGTGCTTAAGTGGACCAACAGGGCCAACATTTCCGAACGTGGCATCAGACCATTCAGCATGGCGCTGCCGGATTAAATTACGCAGTTGGAGCGATGCGCCTTTTTCTTCTGGCAACTCATCACGATAACTTACAGGTTGGCTGCCCTGAAACAGGGCGGCGCGGCAGGCGTTCCAGCCCTGCTGGTACGCGTATTGTGTATTGCAATCAAAATTGTGAGGGTGCGAGACCTCCTCGAACGTCATTTCATCAGGCACTGATACCGGCGATTTGAGTGGGAGAGGTTCACGATAAACAGGGATATACCCTGGACCTGCATCTTCATTACCTGCTTCTCCGTCAACCACTCCTCTGGCTAAATACGCATCGTTAAGCCATGCGATTGGTTCCTGATGCACTACCGGCGCAGGCGTGGTGGTGCGACGATTAAACCTGCTTTTACATATTGCGCGTAGCGGCTGCAGAAGCTCAGTGGTTGTCATTGCGTCAAGAATAGCGGGATCATCAGGAAGCAGGTCGTCGCCGGTATTGGTGAAATCAAAATCAGCGCCGCATTCAGGGTTTGTACACTGGATGTGGTGGCAAGCGTGGTCATCTTCTGGATCCACGCTGTTTTCTCCGCACCATTTCACTGGTGAGTTGCAGAACGGGCAGGGACGGAAGTCAGTCATATCCGGCGTTCTCTGCACTGGAGGGGTAGTGTATAGGGGAATAACCGCGTCACCCATTGGCTCTGATAAACAGGTAAGGTGAAGCTCACCCATATTAGCGTAAGCAAGCGTTTCCTCTGCTGCGTAAAGAACGGGCTTTGCGGTAAGCGATGCCAGCGCCATGCGTGTAACTTCAGCAAAAAGCGAGGCGTTTACTTCCGTGCTTATTCCGGACGCGTCGCCAGTACGGGAAGAACGTTCTTTGATTAACGACATCGTCTCAATCAGAATTTTTGTCAGGCGTTCTCTGGTAATAGTGGTCATGAGTTAGCCCTCAACGATCGGCATGAATGACAGGTCAGCGAAGAACTCACCAAACCCAAAGCATACTGAGTACGCAAGGCGACCGTGATGCTTGTAACCGGGGTTGGTGATATCGGTAGTCGCATAGGTCGATGTGATTTCTGCAACGACTTCCTCTGGTTTTGATGGAGTCTCTACCCAGGGGATGCAAATCAGATCAAAGTCACGCGCCATCGTCCCGTGAATTGCCATGGCATAACCATGCTTACGCGCTATCTCTGCCAGAGCTGGGTAAAGAGCACAGTAAACTGGTGCTAAGTTAGCTGGTTTCATGCTCGATCCCCCTTACCGATGCCAGCGGCGGCTAATGCAGCGTCAACCTCTGCTTCCGGATATGCGTAAATAGCTCGGTGCGCATCATTGAAATCTCGTCGATGCAAAACGCTAATAGGCTCCGGTAGTTTCACGGTGCGCGCCTCCAGTTCTGCTATGCGCCGTTGAAGCTCCTCGTTTTCCTCGACCAAAGAACACGCCGCTTCATGGTCTACTGCTGAGGTATGTTCTGCGGCTTCCAGCTCATCCAGTAGCACCAGCACGGTTTCTGGGCTGGCGGCGGCGATGAACGCAGCATCACGCGCTCCGTTTTCACTGAACACCATGGCTATTTGCTCATTGTTCACGCCATCAGTGGCGTAAATCTCATCGTCGAACTCAACAACCCACTGACCTTTTGTCGCCTTCTCAGCCGCTTCACGCAGCGCCTGTTTGTCGATGTTGCTCATTGGGCGGCCTCCTGGCGAACTGCCAGTAAAAGCTGGTTAAACATCAGCGTCAGAGGATTACTGCAACCGAATGGCAGATCGTTGACGCGGTATGTTGGTGCGCCACCACGAACGCCAGTTTTTACGATGTGGCCAGTGGTGTAGAGTTGCGATAGTGCGCCGGCCACGACAGGTGTCCTTCTGTGCAGCGCTTTAGCAATATCGCTGGTGGTATTGGGATGAGCCTGGACGTATTCGAATACGGTCATTGCGCATTACCTTCACGTTGCTGATCCAGCCGAGCCAGTGACTCGGTTAACGCTGCATAGGTTGCTTCCAGTCGTGTTGCGACCTCTTTCATAAGCCGCCCATGCTTTGCTGGTAGTTCCGGTACGGAGGCATGCGCCTCCGCAACGAGCTCTTTTACTTTCAGGCGGCGCATTGGCGCAGCTCCATCAGTTCATTGAACCGGTTAATGAACAGGCCGAAGGCCTGGCCGGGGCGCAAAGGATGAATTTCGAATAAATCCGTTGGTGGAATACCTTCCAGAATCGGCCATATGGAACCGTCGTCGATATCCAGATCCCGGCGTTCGGTTGCTAGCATGGTCAGGTCGGCATATTTAACGAGGTATGTCTCGTCGAGCGGCAGGCCGAATTTCAGGCGGATCAGTTGGTCTGTTCGCGTCTCGATCAGGCGGTAATCCGGCAACAACGCTTTCAGCGGGGCAGGGATGTCCAGGCAGTACGCCTCTGCGGCATCATGCATCAGCGCTTCAAAGGCGAACTCTGGCGCCACAAGTTGACTGCACAGAACGGAATGCTGCGCCACGCTGTAAAAATCCGGCAAGTGTCCCGCGAAGCGGCAGATATTTGAAAGCGCACCGGCGATATCCTCGATATCAATATCGTCAATGGTGGAGTTGATATAATCGAACTTCTTACCGGAAAGAGTCTGGATAAAACTCATCGTTAGTTCTCCTTAATTGGTGCGCTGCACCGCACGATTTTTGGTTGCACGAATCCCTCGCCAGATGGCGATATATAAAGGAATTACGCTTCAATAAATCCCCGCGGCGCCGGGGATTTAATGCTGAGCAATTACGCTTTAAAGTTACCGATGAAGGTTTCTACTGATTCACCGTCGAATTTACTGATCAGCAGATCGCGAAATTCGTTGGCGATCGCTTCTTCCTGGGCTTCCAGTTGGACGATACGCAGAACAAAGCACGGCTCATCACCAGTCAGCAGGCTGTTACGCAGACTAAAGCGGCGCTCGCCAAGCCCTTCATACGGCACACACTTGAACTCGAACGCCACCGGCATGACATCTTTGCTGCTGGCTTCGACGCTTTGCATGAGTGAACGTTTACCTGCGAAGTCACCCGTTTCATGATCCTGCTGGGTTGCCTGCTGGATAGTGATACGGCGTACAGCCTGGGCCGCCTGGGAAATCTGCATCGTATTGCCATCTGCATCGAACGCCAGCAGATAATCGCTCCAGTCTTCCAGCCATTCGGCGATTTGCTTTTGCTTCAGGCGTTCACCATCGATCTGCAGCAGCGCGCGGAACGGGGCTGTTTTCTTCAGGGTAATTGCGGCAACGTTATCGGCATGTCCTGGGTTGTCCAGGGAGCCGATATTGAATACCGATCTGGCGGTCATATTGTCAGCGTCAATAAAGCAACGGGCGGGTTCGTAGGCGCTGGCGTAGCCCTTCGAGTAACGAGCGAAGTCGTCAATGCTGGTCGTGGTCATTGCTCCGCGAAAGCGGAAACGCTCAAGAGAAAAACGCTCGAGGCTTTCAACGCTGGTTCCTTGAGGTAACAATGCGGTTGGACATGCCAGACCCTGAATATCATTCAGATGGTAGCCAGAAAGAACCAGGTCTTTTACCTGCTGAAATGTGCCGTTGTCTAACTGAGACATAGAAATTCCTTATTAACTGATGATCGAAGTGGTATCAGTGAATTTGTTGCTGCGGATCACTGAGCCGCTTTAAGCTTTCCGTCCACCGCGCCGGTGATCCCGAACAGTTGCCCCTGATCCTCCTGGAGGATGGTGAGCTTCCCGCCTTTGTTGACCCACATAGGGGTTTCGGTTGTGTCCTCTTCGGACGCTTTTCCGCGTGGCGTCGGGGTGCTGTAGTTCAGCTTGTGCTTGATCTTGACGCGCTTCTCTTCGACGGAGTTACCCATACGCTCAAAATCAAAGGTGAGGACTACCTTGCCTTTGTTGCCGTTGTTCAGAACGCCGAGCGCGGTGGTATTCAGCGCTGCGGCGATCTTGTTCATGAACACGCCGGCATCCAGTTCGCCCAGGAAATCGGGCACTACGGTCATGCGGTCATTACTCATCGTTTTAACCCTCGAGTTGGCGGTAGCGACCGCCAGTTAGTTTCTCCACAAAACAGACAAGAGCACCTGCGGCTGCAACCGCCCGGGTGGATTGGGTTATGAGCCCGTCGCCCGGTGATGCCCTTGTCTGTTTCGTAAAAAGGGCGGTACCGAGGTAGAACATTATCTTCGTCCCCCTTTTGTCAGGTTGAAGACCCTGGTACCGCCAAGACTACACACAGCTTTCTTACTTCCTGGTACCACGCTGGCTACGTGATTGGGTTGTGGCGCCAGATGCTTATCTTCTGGTTACCTCTAAGGGCTGCACTTCACCACAACTGCAAGCGCACTCCGCCGTTTAACACCTGTCACCCATAACTGGTAAGTGAAGGAGTGCGCTTGCATGTTGTCCCCTGAAAAGGCTGGCGGTTGCCGGAAATACACGGGAAAACACCGGGCCGCCAGAACAGGGATGAATTTCTTATTGCTTTGGCCTGCTTTTATCCACATCAGGCGCGGTGGTAGGTATCTTCGGGCGGGGTGCCAGTGACTGGCTGGCAACCCTACGGTGTTTCATAGCTGGTGCCAGTGGGTTGGACTGGACCGTGTTCACCAGGTGAGCGCGCTGGATTGGTAGTCACCCCAAACCGCAACCCCTCCCGAAGATACCTGTCAGCGAATCATCCGGTCATTCATACGCCACCGGCGGCTACTTCGTGGGCGTCCTGCCTGTTCGCTGTTGCTTGTAGGTACATTATGTACCGCCAAGGTACATTGTCAAGCATAAAAAAACCTGCCGAAGCAGGTTTACTGTGAAAAATTAAGGTTTATGTCTGTATCTTCTGGGCTTTCCTGAGAAAACTACAGTACCAATTATTGAGCAATTACCATTAATCTTGACGTATGGCTCAGGCCAGTTAGGGTTCAATGCTTTGAGAAATTTTGCACCACTGTCTTCTATAAGCCTTTTAAATGTTGTCTCACCAGAATCATGCATTAGGGCTATGACATCATCACCATGCGTTGCAGCGACCTCAGGATCGACAAAAATCATATCGCCAGGACGATATTCGTCGATCATTGAGTCTCCAATTACACGCAGGATATATGTCATAGGCCCGCATGGCACGGGACAAGGATAGGTTTCAACACTATTCAAATCTACCTCAGCATAACCAGAATCGGTCCATGCTCCTGCCTGCACCCAGGATATAACGGGAACCATAGTAATGTTTCTATTAGTGTCGGAAACATCAGGTTCTTTTGCAACATTAGTCGTTTGATGTTCTGTATCTAACCACCCCTGAGGAAGATCGAAACATTTTTCGATGTGTCTGGCCATAGTGTCACCAATACCTTTGGTGGCACCTTCTCCCATGAACCTGCTGGTCTGGGTTGGCTCGCGATCGATCATGTTAGCAAAGTAAGTATTACCGCCAACACCATCTCTCAATTTTCTGGCGTTTAACCGCCTGATTTCCTGGATAGTTTTCATCAGTAAATTAAACAATTTGTACCTCAGTGGTACAAGTACCTTGATGGTTCATTTCTTTCGTGTAATATGTACACAGGAGGTACATATCATGAAAGAGTATTGGGACTCTTTAACCAAAGAGCAACAAGGTGATTTAGCCGGAAGCGTTGGGTCAACACCTGGCTACCTGCGCTTAGTTTTTAATGGTTACAAAAAAGCCGGTTTTTCCTTAGCTAAAAAGCTGGAAGAAACCACTTCTGGAATTATCAGCAAATCCGATCTTCGTCCTGACATTTATCCAAAACAGTAACAAATATTTCGTTTTTTATAACCACAGAAGAGAGGAACAAGCCGTGGGAAAAGAACCCGAATGGAAAGTTGATAAGCAACCATCCTGGCTGGTGGGCGCAATCAAAAAGACGATCACCGAATTGCCTGGTGGTTATGCCGAGGCTGCTGAGTGGTTGGGCGTTACTGAAAATGCACTGTTTAACCGCCTTAGGGCTGATGGTGATCAGATCTTCCCGCTTGGCTGGGCAATGGTGTTACAGAGAGCTGGTGGCTCAAACCATATTGCGAATGCTATCGCACGTCACTCCAACGGTGTTTTTGTGCCTTTGGCTGATGTTGAAGAGATTGAGAACGGCGATATCAACCAGCGCCTGATGGAGTCAGTCGAGTGGATTGGCAAGCATTCACAGTACGTTCGCAAGGCAACAGCCGACGGAGTGATTGATGAGAAGGAACGAGCCCAGATCGAAGAGAACAGCTATCAGGTGATGGCTAAATGGCAGGAACACTTAACGCTGCTTTTTCGCGTCTTTTGTGCGCCGAAAAAGAGTGACGCCCGCGAGTGTGCAGCTCCGGGCGCCGTGGCGTGTCGTATCAGTGGAGAAACTAACGCATGAACAGTTTAACGGTAAAGAACCGCATACCGCAACTACGTGCATTCCCTGTTCAGGGTTACATCATGTTTCGGTATGAGCGCATGGTATCAGGCCGCTGGGTTCCCTGTAACCACAGTCGGGCGATGGCAATTGTGGGGGTATGGCGCCGTAGAGGGGAATCCTTATGCGAGAACTTAACCGATGGTTCAAAGACCACTACGGAATCCCCGTTCGCGTTGTCCGATGGGAACCGGAAACTCGCCGCGTTATTTACCTGCGTAAAGGCTATGAGCATGAGTGCTTCAGCCCGCTTGAGCAGTTCCAGCGCAAGTTTACTGAGATAAAGGACGATCATGAGCCAGATATTTGAAATCGTTCAGTCGCTGTCGGGCCAGCGCAACGCAATAACAATCCCGGTCCCTTACCTTGATTTTTTTTCCGGTGATCAGCAGGCGCATGCTTTGGGGGCAGTTCTCAACCAGTTGGTCTTCTGGTCCGGGAAATCAGACCTGAAGGATGGCTGGTTCTACAAAGAGCACAGTGAGTTAGCTGCGGAAATTCGTGGAGTCAGTGAAGACCAGGTACAGCGGCTGGTAAACAAGATTTGCACTCGCTGGTTACCTGGAATTGTTGATAAAGCGCAAAAGCAGGTAAACGGTACGAAAAAGACGCACTACCGTATAGACGGGGATGCATTAATCGAGGCTTTATTCCCTACAACACTGGATTCCGCAGAATCGCGGAACGGGAAACGCGAAGTCGCGGAACCTATTCCGCAGAATCACGGAACAGAAAACGCAGAATCGCGGAACCATAACCGCGAAGTCGCGGAACCTATTCTCTATACAGATCATTACTCAGATCACCACAAACAGATCATAAAACCTTCTTGTCCGGTTGCGTTGCAACCAGACACTGAAGTTGCGATCACCGATAACGCCATTCTGGTTTTAACCCATTTGAACCAGGTCAGCGGTTCCCGTTATCAGAAATCAAAAACCTCGCTGGAAAATATTCGTGCTCGTCTGCGTGAAGGTTACAGCGTCGCTGATCTGCAACTGGTCATCGACCTGAAACACGAGCACTGGAACGGCAACGATGAGCAGTACCAGTACATGCGCCCTGAAACACTGTTTGGCCCGAAAAAATTTGAGGGGTATCTGCAAAGCGGGATCCGTTGGGACAAGAAGGGGCGTCCGCCACGTGAATCTTGGGGCGGAAAGAAACATGACCCAATGAAGGTCGGTCCGGTTGATACCAAAATTCCAGAGGGGTTCAGGGGATAATGACAAACAAATATTGCCAGGCGCTGGCGGAACTGCGCAGCAAACCAGCCCACGAACTGAAAGAGGTTGGCGATCAATGGCGTACTCCGGATCTGTTGTTTTGGGGGATCAACGCAATATTTGGGCCGTTGGTTCTGGATCTGTTTGCTGACGACGATAACGCGAAGTGCCCGGTCTGGTACACAGCCGAAGATAACGCGCTGATGCAGGATTGGTCGGAAATGCTGGAGTCAATCGGCGGGGCCGCATTCGGTAATCCACCCTATAGCCGTTCTCAGTACCACGAAAAACAGGCGATCACCGGCATGACCCACATCATGGATCACACAATGGAGATGCGTGAAAAGGGTGGGCGTTACGTGTTCCTCATTAAAGCGGCGACAAGTGAAACATGGTGGCCTGAAGATGCCGATCACATCATGTTTATTCGCGGTCGCATTGGTTTCGATCTCCCTGTGTGGTTTGTTCCTGCTGACGATAAGCAGAAACCCACTGGTGCTTTCTTTGCTGGTGCCATTGCAATCTTCGATAAGTCATGGCGCGGCGAGCGTTTCAGCTACATCAGCCGTACCGATCTGGAGGAAAAAGGGAAGGCGTTTATGTCGCTGGTCACATTTGCCGCTGGTAAGGCCCAGCAGGCAGAAACAGTACAGCCACCTGCGCCGCTGACATTACCAGAAGTTGAATCGCGTATCTGGCCTCTCGAGGTTGGTCTGGTGTTTAACCAGGTGGATGGCGTCGACGCCCTGACTGAGTCACAGCAGAACAAGCTGAAAGGCAATATCAATCAGCTATGGCTTGAACGTATGCCCACCAGCGAGATTATTGCTGTTGCCTCTGCTCAGATGGTCAACATTCTGGGGGAAAGCACGTGAAAGAAATTCTTACGGCTCGCCAGCAGCATGTACTGGATACCCTGATCAGCTTTCAACGCGAGCATGGTTATCCTCCAACCAATACAGAACTTTCAGGGCTGCTGGGATGCAGCTCCCCAAATGCCGCTGCGGATCATCTGCGCGCACTGGAGAGGAAAGGAGCTATCACCCTGACGCGTGGCGTTTCGCGGGGAATAGCCATCAACGATCTGGAGAACGTTGCTGATGCTGATTCCCTGCTGCATGCACTTGTGAATGGTGAGGATGGTGCGAAGGACCGTGCAATCGCCTATCTCAAAAACAAGGGGATCCGGGTATGAAGCTGGTGCTGCCGTTTCCTCCGAGTGTGAACACGTACTGGCGCGCCCCGAATAAGGGGCCGCTGGCAGGGCGCCACCTGATAAGTGCCAAAGGTCGCCAGTTCCAGTCGTCAGCATGTGCGGCAATCATTGAACAACTGCGCATGCTCCCGAAGCCGTCATCGTCACCGGCGGCTGTTGAAATAATCCTGTTCCCGCCTGACAACCGGATCCGGGATCTGGATAACTACAACAAAGCGCTGTTTGACGCTCTTACCCATGCGGGGATCTGGGAAGACGACAGCCAGGTAAAAAGAATGCTGGTGGAGTGGGGGCCAGTAGTGAAAGGGGGAAGAGTAGAGATCTCGATCAAGAAATTTGAGGAAAAAATATCATCTTGCTAGAGCAAAACATGGGTAATTCAGGGTATGGTTATCCGGTGCAAGCGAAACGGGAGTGCAGTCCCCTTCGCACTAAAACAGTGGAGAAAACAATGAATCAGTTACTTGTAATTGATGACGTTTCCGTACGTCAATATTTTGAATCCAATTACTGCCTTAACGATCTGCAAAAAGCAGCGCTTAACGCTTCAGGCGAAAAGCGATCCGCTCGTTCAATGGAAGTCCATGAGTTCATGCGGCGTCCAGAAACCCAGGCGTTGGTGGAATTGTTGGAAAAAGAAACTACGGGAAATTCCCGTAGTATTCCGGTGATGACAATTCAGGGGCGTAACGGAGGAACCTACGTCTGCAAAGAGCTTGTTTACGCCTATGCAATGTGGATTAGCCCATCCTTTAACCTTAAGGTCATCAGAACGTTCGATGCTGCTCAGAATGCGGCTTCGCATTCACAAACTTCAGATAAAATTCAGGCCGGTATTATCCTGCTCGAATCAGCCGCCAAAATGCTGAACCTCTCAAATTCATCAAAGCTTGGGGCGTACCACAAACTGCAGCAAGTTGCTGGCCTGCCAGACCTGATGCCGCACTATGCAATTGATGCACCAGCAGGCGCACAGGACGGGTCTAGTCGACCTACGCAATCACTAAGCGCCCTCCTCAAGGCTAATAATCTCCGGATCACTGCCAATCAGGTCTATCACATGATGTCCCGGCAGGGGATTGTTGAGCAGAAACAGCGCCAGAGCCGTTCAGGTATCAATGGAGTTAAAAAGTTCTGGTCGCTTACTGCGAAAGGCTGTCTGTTTGGGAAAAACATTACCAGTCCAGCAAACCCGCGCGAGACCCAGCCACATTTCTTCGAGTCAAAATTTGCTGAGTTGATGAAGCTTATCGATCTGGTCGGGTGAGGTTGCTGTGAGAGCGTTGTTAACTCCTGAAATAGCTCATCGAATGGGGGTTGTGCTTTTCCGCCCCGGCGCTGAACTGATGCCGCTATTCATGCGCGGTCGGGTTTTACTCGAGCCAGAACCTGAAAGCATGGCCTCTTACGATACTGGTCCTGTGCCGGCAGCGGTTCAGCCACTGGCAGACGTTCCGGTAATGAGTGAGATATTTGAGGATCAGCGCGTTATTCAGCGCGCTGGTGGATTGTCTTCGCTTGATGGCTGGTTAAACAAAAAGTTCGAATGCCAGTGGCCCCATTCAACATGGCACGACAAGAATTTCACGATAATGCGCCATCAGCCTGGTAGCATCCGGTTGTGCTGGCACTGTGACCACACTCTCGCTGGTCAATACACGGAACAGCTTGCAGATATAGCCAGCAAAAACCTGGTATCCTGGATTTTGTCAGTCATTCGAACAGATTTAGGTTTTTCTGAGTCGCATGTTCTGACTCTTCCGGAGTTGTGCTGGTGGATGGTCAGAAATGATCTGGGCGATGTTATTCCTGAAAGTGTTGCACATAAGGCGCTGAGATTGCCGGTTGAAGAACCGAAATCGATCATGCGAGAAAGCGATATTGTGCCCTCATTACCGGCCACCAGCATTGTGCAGGAGAAGGCGAAGAAGGTACTGACACTCAGGATTGATCCGGAATCGCCGGAAAGCTTCATGCTACGCCCGAAGCGGAGACGCTGGGAAAATGAGAAATACACGCGCTGGGTGAAGGCCCAGCCGTGCGCCTGCTGTGGTAAGCAGGCAGATGATCCGCACCACCTGATAGGGCACGGTCAGGGCGGCATGGGGACAAAAGCGCATGACCTCTGGGTGTTGCCTTTGTGCAGAGAGCATCACGACGAGTTACATGCGGATACCGTGGCATTCGAAGAGAAATACGGCTCCCAACTGGAGTTGATATTTCGTTTTATCGATCGCGCGCTTGCAATTGGTGTGCTGGCATAAGTGGAGAGAAGAATAATGACGCCTCGTCAAAAACGTTCGCATCGGGCAGCGCTGGAAAAGGCAGCGATAGCGCCGCGCAAAAGCTGGTTGGGGAAAAGCATGCTCCTGACCGATATCCAGTCTGGATGGATCAAATCTCTTCTCGCTGTATGGGGTGAAAGTGTTCGCGGTGGAGTTGCTCCAAGAAAACCATGCGGACATTCATGCTGGAACGTAATCAGGGGGAGGAACTGGTCTGATAAAGCGCTCGAGCGTTTTACCATCGCGTTGAATCAAGCGAGGGAAGAGGGATTTCGCGGTGAGCAGGCATTACGGCGGGCACGCATAATTCTCTGGCCCGAGCGGCAGGTCAGTATAATTGATGAGGCCATCAATAGTGATGATGTTGCGTTCGTCGAGGAATCCGTTCTTCAGGCTTTCGACCTGAACGATCCTGTTTATGTGGTTGGATGCCAGTATTACACCACAAGAAAAAAAATCTCAGACATCACCAGAGAATTGCAGGTTATCGCGCCCTGGCTGACTGATGGAGAGGCCAGAAAACGAGTGCGCTGGTGCCTGGAAATCTTCAGAGCAAAGGTTTTTCTGTCCTCAAGGAAACTCTTATCCGAATAGTCACAAATGTATATTTTAGCTTTTAGTGCTATTTTTAAATGACAGAGTTGAAAACGGGCCAGGAAGTTAGCTAATGTATTTATGCTTGGCAGAGCTGCGCCACGATGGCAGCGATGAGAAGCGACAATTTGATTATGACGAGAGCCCCGCTAGTCGGGGCTTTTGCTTTCCGGCGATACGACAGGGGTATTCGCGAGGTGCTTTGCATCAATACCCCTGTCATATCGTCGTATAGCCGTTGAAGCAAGTTTAACCAAGTAGGTTTAAAGTCGTTATCATTTCAATATCTTCAGGTCTTTGAGCTGACTGAATTTTTATCGACAGGTTTTCCATGGTGGACGGGCTAGTGTTAGCCATTACTATCACGGTTCCTGATACACTAAACTTCCCATGTGTCGAACACGTATAATCGTGAAAATCCCCTCTGATAGGGCCTAAGGTCAAGGGCAAGTTACAGGCCGGACAGTGTGTAAGAATATTATTGTTGACAGTCATAATTACTCCTTCGGTAAATAGCTAAAAATAAGCAATTTCTCGTGTTATTGATGTGATTCGACACTGTTTTGCATAATAAAATCCGCGGCAGAGCTTGAGCAATACTTAAAATAGAACAATATGGATTGTAGTCACTGGCGTGCCACGACCCGTTGAGGCGCTTGCAAAACAATACACATAACAAATCATTATTATTTTCATTAAGGTCATGCAGTTGCGTGGCCTTTTTCATTTCAGGCTTACGGGTATCAATGACTACGTGCTTTATTGAAAATCCAGCCCGTGAAGCCTGATTCTCTTTCCCCTCATTTCTGAGAGGACTCACAGCAATAAGAGGGGGCTAAATGTCCGATCCTGTTTCTGGCACTACGGTAGCGGCTGGTGGGCTGATGGGGGCCAGCATGTTCGGCCTGGCAACCGGCATTGATTACGGCGTAGTGTTTGGTGCCTTTGCTGGTGCAGTATTCTACGTTGCGACGGCGGTGAACATCAGCCGCTTTAAGCTGGTGGGTTACTTCATCACTTCTTTCATCTTTGGCGTTATCGGCGCACCCCTGTTGGGCTCGTACTTCTCAAAATGGACTGGTTACAACGACAGGCCGCTTGATGCACTGGGCGCGGTAATCGTTGCAGCAATTGCTATTAAGTTGCTGACATTCGTCAACAGTCAGGATTTGGGTAGCCTGTTTGGCATTCTCTCTCGTTTACGCGGAGGAGGGACCGGCAATGGTAACAAATGATCCTTCAGCGATGATCAATGCGTTAATCTGCGCGGTCATCGTTCTTGTTCTGATGTTCTACCAACGTGACGGGGCAAGACATCGTCCGATGGTGTCCATGCTGGCCTACTTCGTTGTGCTGGTATACGCCAGCATCCCGTTCAGGTATCTGTTTGGTCTCTATCAGGAATCACACTGGATGGTGGTCATTGTCAACCTTCTTATCTGTGGTGCTGTGCTATGGGCGCGGGGAAATGTGGCTCGACTCATAGATGCCATTCACAGGTAAAAAAACGAGTTGTAGCGACACCGCAACAACCCGCAAAGGATATAAATAGGTATTAGGATTATTCTGGGTGCTATTGTGATTTAAATTAAATTTTCTTTCACCTGTTTAATGCCGTTCACCTCCTACCATTAATAGTGATCTAATTCGGTAATCACATGAATCAATCACAATTTCAGCAGGCGGCTGGTATAAGTGCCGGACTTTCTGCGCGTTGGTTTCCGCACATCGATGCGGCAATGAAAGAATTCGGTATCACCGCACCACTGGACCAGGCAATGTTCATCGCGCAAATGGGGCACGAGTCCGGCGGATATGAAAAGCTGGTGGAAAGTCTGAACTATGCAGCCGATCGCCTTGTTCCTGTATTTGGCAAACATCGCATTACCCCGCAACAGGCTACTGCACTCGGTAGAACGGCGAGGCAACCGGCTAATCAGCGGGCCATCGCGAATCTGGTCTACGGTGGGGAGTGGGGTAAAAAAAATCTCGGTAATCAGGTCGCCGGGGATGGCTGGAAATATCGCGGGCGCGGGCTGAAGCAAATCACAGGATTAAGCAACTACCGCAAATGCGGGCTGGCGCTAAAACTGGATCTGGTCACGCAGCCGGAGTTGCTGGAGCAGGACATAAACGCAGCACGATCCGCAGCATGGTTTTTTGCCACCAGCGGATGCCTGGTTTATTCCGGTGATGTGGAACGTATCACTGTCATCATCAATGGCGGTAAAAACGGTCTTGATGATCGTCGGCACCGCTTCAATCTGGCAAAAACCGTGCTGGTCTGAGGTTTCTATGGGAATTGAAATGATTATTGGACTGGTTGTTGCCGTTCTGGCTGCAATTGCCGGCGCTTTTGGTTTTGGGAAATCTCGCGGAACCACTATCGCTGAGACCAAAGCGGCAATCCAGCGCACCGAAGAACGAGCAGCAGCTACTGAAGCAGTTGCAGAACGCCGGGGAGAGACAACGAAAGGCGCCAGGGATGTTCAGCAGACTGTTAATCATCTTCCTGATGACGATGTTGATCGCGAGTTGCGTGAGAAATTTACCCGCAAAACCTGAAGTAACGGACACGGCCTGTGACTGGGTAAACATCATTTACCTTACTGAGCACGATATTGCTGTACTGGATAAGCAGACGAAGCGGGACATTCTGGCACATAACAAATCAGTGCTGGCTAACTGCAAGAAGGAGCCTGTTCATGAACGCAGAGAACCTAAGTGAAGCGTATTACATCAATAACGAGATAAAAGAACTACAGCGACAGAAAGGCATACTGGAAAGTGGTGCCGGGCTTGGTGTGACAATCCAGTCCACCTATCAAGACAATGCCTTTCTTGAGGCTATACGCCCACATGCAGTGGCCGAACTTGACCGCCGTATTGAGGGAAAGAAAGCCGTGCTGGTTAATTTGGGTATCTCCTTCTCCTGATGTCAAAGGCATTTAGTGAATGCCTGTGACAAAGCTAAATGGCATCAAGAATGCGATGATGATTGATTAATAATTGAGCTATGCATGGTATAATAAGCCCCATTCATTGAAAGGTTAACTACCATGTCATTTTTCGATTATGCAATGCAGCGTGTTGGGCTTGTAGCCAATATGACTGTCATGTGCCCGATATGCGGACATAAATCCACACACTCGACCACGAAAGTACGCCAGCAACAGGCGTTACTTTGCCCTAAATGTAAATCGCTGTTCGTCATTCACAGGTAGTGGGTCGCGATACAAATAACCCCAGGCCTCGCACGCGCGGGGCTTTTTTACGACCAGAAGAAGAAGGAACAGACCATGTTTACAGTAAAAACGATCATCGACGGTGTAACGCACATTTGCGAATAACCTTCAGTCTCTATTGCCCGACCCAGCTCTGAGACATTCAGCGACACCCTGCGATTAATGAGTGAATACGAATCTCCGGACTTTGCTTATTGGCTTCCTGATATTTATGAAGATGAAGAAATGAAAACCCCTGTTCAGGAGGAAGAATTAGTTGTGGCTTCCCGCAAGGGTGTTAAAGGGGGACATGCCATTGCCATTCTCATTGAAGAGTATGCGAGTGAAACCATTCCTGGTGCTGGAGATGGCTGTCGCTATCAGTTCGTTTATCCCGGAGACCAGGTGTACGTGATGAATTCCCATGGTTCGACAATAGAAACAGTCAAATAAGCATTACAGCAGGCATTCACTGAGTGCTTGTGATAATGCTAACTCGTTTTACAGGAGGCGCATCATATCCGACACAGAGTTATGTGTGCATCATGAGGGGCGCGACTGGTATCCATTCCAGGTGTTTTATTCTGACGCTGACGGGCGTCAGTTCTCGTTCAATATCTATGCCATAAGTCGCGAGCATGCCGCATGCGTTGTGGACGATATACGCAACACTGCCTCGCTCGGTAATCAGGTTGTGAAAATCATAGAGTAGCAATACAGCAGGTATGAACAATGCCACCACGTACACCAAAAGCCTGTCGCGTTCGCGGCTGCCGCTCGACAACAACCGATCCGTCAGGATACTGCGAATCACATAAAGGCGAAGGATGGCGGCAATACAAGCCAGGACAATCAAGGCATCAGCGTGGTTATGGAACGAAGTGGGAAGTGATACGAGCCCGCATCCTGAAGCGTGATAGCGGTCTGTGTCAGAACCATCTCAGGCAGGGGATCGTCAAGCAGGCTTCCTGTGTCGACCACATCAAAGCGAAGGCTCACGGTGGCACGGATGATGACAGTAACCTCGAAAGTCTGTGTTGGTCGTGTCACGCCGCGAAGACCGCGCGTGAGCGACTTAAGTGATAATGATTATCATCTGATAACAGTCAGGGGAGGGGGAGGCAGAATCTCTGCGACCGCCTTCCTTCCGGACTGCCCGCCTCCCCGAATTTTTATACCCGCGAAAAATGAAATTTAACCAGGAGTGCCGCATATGGCTGGAACGGCAGGGCGTTCCGGGCGTCGCCCCAAGCCAACGGCGCGCAAGGAACTGGCCGGTAACCCCGGCAAGCGAGCCCTGAATAAAGAGGAACCGGTCTTTACGCCAATTAAAGGTGTAGCGCCGCCGGACTGGTTCACAGAAGACGATCTCCCGCTGGCTTCCATCATGTGGGAACTGACCACAAAAGAGTTATGCGGGCAGGGACTGCTGTGCGTTACCGACCTGGCGGTTCTTGAGCGCTGGTGTGTGGCTTACGAATTCTGGCGCCGTGCCGTGAAGAAAATCGCATCGGAAGGTAACACCATCGTCGGCGCGATGGGCGGCAGGATAAAGAACCCCGAGCTGACCGTCAAGAAAGAGCAGGAATCGGAGATGAGCTCCACCGGATCCATGCTGGGCCTTGACCCCAGTAGTCGCCAGCGTCTTATCGGCCTGGCCGGGCAGAAGAAAACCGCTAACCCATTCCTGAAGATGATCAACTCATGAGCCGGAAATCGTACCCTAACGTCAACGCCGCGAATCAATACGCCCGCAACGTTGTGCGGGGAAAGATACCCGCGTGCCAGTTTGTGCTTCAGGCCTGTCAGCGCCACATCGACGACATGGCTCAGGAGAAAAGCCGCAAATTCCGGTACCGCTTTGATAAGGACATGGCGGAGAAGGCCGCGAAGTTTATTCAATTGCTGCCGCATACCAAGGGCGAATGGGCGTTCAAACGGATGCCGATCACCCTGGAGTCGTGGCAACTTTTCATCATCTGTTGTGCCTTTGGCTGGGTGCAAAAGGGGACAAGGCTGCGCCGCTTTCGCGAGGTTTACACCGAGATCCCCCGTAAAAACGGTAAGTCGGCGATCTCCGCCGGCGTGGCGCTGTACTGCTTTACCTGTGACAACGAATTCGGCGCGGAGGTGTATTCCGGCGCCACGACCGAAAAACAGGCGTGGGAAGTGTTCCGTCCCGCGAGGCTGATGTGTAAGCGGACTCCGCTGCTCGTCGAAGCGTTCGGCATAGAGGTGAATGCCTCCAACCTGAACCGGCCTGAGGACGGTGCGCGGTTCGAACCGCTGATTGGCAACCCGGGCGACGGCGCGTCGCCGCACTGCGCCATCGTCGACGAATATCACGAACACCAGACCGACTCGCTCTATACCACCATGCTGACCGGAATGGGCGCGCGTCGCCAGCCGCTGATGTGGGCGATCACCACCGCCGGTTACAACATTGAAGGTCCGTGCTACGACAAACGCCGCGAAGTGATCGAGATGCTTAACGGCTCGGTACCCAACGAGGAGCTGTTCGGCATCATCTACACGGTTGATGAAGGCGACGACTGGACGGATCCGAAGGTGCTGGAGAAGGCGAACCCGAATATGGGCGTCTCGGTGTACCGCGATTTTCTTCTCAGTCAGCAGCAGCGCGCGATTAACAATGCCCGGCAGGCGGGCGTTTTTAAAACCAAGCATCTGAATATCTGGGTGGCGGCGCGGGCGGCTTTCTATAACCTTGTGTCCTGGCAGAACTGCGAAGACAAAACGCTTACGCTCGAGCATTTCGAAGGGCAGCCCTGTGTGCTGGCATTCGACCTTGCACGCAAACTGGATATGAACAGCATGGCGAGGCTGTTCACCCGCGAGATTGATGGCAAAACGCATTATTACAGTGTGGCACCACGCTTCTGGGTACCGTATGACACGGTTTACAGCGTGGAGAAAAACGAGGATCGCCGCACTGCTGAACGCTTTCAGAAATGGGTGGAGATGGGTTACCTCACCGTCACTGATGGTGCGGAGGTGGATTACCGCTACATCCTGGAGGAGGCCAAAGCAGCGAACAAACTGAACCCGGTCACCGAGTCACCGATTGATCCCTACGGGGCAACCGGGCTTTCTCATGACCTGGCGGATGAGCAGCTTAATCCCATTACCATCATTCAGAACTACACCAACATGTCAGACCCGATGAAAGAGCTTGAAGCGGCGATCGAGTCCGGCAGGTTTCATCATGACGGCAACCCCATCATGAGCTGGTGTATTGCCAACGTGGTGGGGAAAAACATCCCCGGCAATGACGATGTGGTGAAGCCCATCAAAGAGCAGAACGAAAACAAAATCGACGGCGCAGTGGCGCTGATTATGGGGATTGGCCGTCTGATGCTCTATGAGAAAGTTGACACCCTTTCTGATCGCCTTGAAACGCACGGCATACGTTCACTTTAACTGAGGCAATTATGATCCTGAATATTCTCACCCCAACTATCGGGGTGCTGGGAGCACTGTTGCTCTCTTATGGGGCATGGTTGGTGTATCCGCCTGCTGGTTTTATTGCTGGTGGTGGGCTGTGCCTTTTCTGGTCATGGCTGGTTTCCAAGTATCTGCTGAGGGGGTAACGAATGTTTTTCCCCGGATTATTCCAGAAAAGCGGAACTCCTGTTTCAACCCCAGCACAACTGGCAGAAATGGCAGGCTATTCGTACGACACCTACACAGGAAGGCGAGTCAGTTCACGCCGCGCGATGCACCTGACGGCTGTGTTTGGTTGCATCAGGGTGCTGGCAGAGTCGATGGGTATGCTTCCATGCAACCTGTTAAAAGTTACCGGTGACCGCAAAGAAAAGGCGGTTAATGAACGCCTTCACAAACTGCTATCGGTTCAGCCTAACGAGTACATGACCCCACAGGAGTTCTGGGAACTTATCATCGTTTGTCTGTGTCTGCGCGGGAATTTCTACGCGTACAAGGTTTACGCTCTGGGAGAGGTTGTTGAGCTGCTTCCGCTCGATCCTGGCTCTGTAGTACCAAAATTAAACAGCAAGTGGGAGCCGGTTTACCAGGTTACGTTTCCGGATGGTACATCCGACATCCTTACTCAGGAGGAAATCTGGCACGTTCGAACCCTCACATTCGACGGGCTGGTTGGTCTGAATCCAATCGCATATGCCAGACAGGCGGTCGCTCTTGGACTGGCTACTGAAGAGCACGGTGCCCGTCTGTTCAGTAATGGCGCGGTTACATCAGGTGTATTGCAGACAGAGCAGCAACTTACAGATCAGGCATTTGAACGACTGAAAAACGATTTTGAAGAGAAACATCAGGGACTGGGTAATGCTCACAAACCGATGATCCTTGAAATGGGGTTGCAGTGGAAACAAATGGCCTTGTCCGCCGAAGACGCGCAGTTCCTTGAAACCAGAAAATTCCAGCTTGAGGAAATTTGTCGTCTCTACCGGGTACCGATGCACATGGTGCAGAACACTGACCGCGCGACATTCAACAACATCGAGAATCTGGGAATTGGGTTTATCAATTATTCACTGGTTCCCTACATGACCCGTATCGAACAGCGAATCAACGTCGGACTGGTGAAGAAGTCCAAGCGTGGGCAGTTTTTCGCAAAATTCAACGCTGGCGCGCTACTGCGCGGTGATATGAAATCTCGATTCGATGCGTACGCCACCGGCATCAACTGGGGCATGTTTTCACCGAATGACTGTCTGGAACTGGAGGATCGCAACCCCCGGCCAGGCGGAGACATCTATCTGACGCCAATGAACATGACAACTAAACCGTCCGACGGCAGCAAACAAAAATCAACCGAGGATCCACCACATGACGATGAACCCGTCTGAACGACCGTCAACAAAACAGCGACTTGATGTCCCGCTGAAACTGAAGTCTGTCAGTGAAACCGGCGAGTTTGAGGGATACGGTTCGGTATTCGGCGTGAAGGACAGCTACGGCGATATTGTGGTTCCTGGTGCCTTCACAAAATCGCTACAGACGTGGAAAGAAAAGGGGCGGATGCCGGCACTTCTCTGGCAACACCAGACCGCTGAACCGATCGGTGTCTACACCGAAATGAAAGAGGATGATGTTGGCCTTTACGTTAAAGGGCGATTACTCATTGATGATGACCCGCTGGCGAAGCGCGCTCACGGACACATGAAGGCCGGTTCTATAACCGGCCTTTCTATTGGCTATTGGTTGAATGACTGGGAATACGACAAAACCAAAGAAGCATTTCTGTTGAAAGAGATCGACCTCTGGGAAGTCAGCCCCGTCACGTTCCCATCTAATGATGAAGCCCGAATCAGTGATGTGAAAAGCATGCTGGCACGTGGTGAAACACCATCACAGAAATGTATTGAACGAGTCCTGCGCGATGTTGGGCTTTCTCGCACCCAGGCCAAAGCATTCATGGCCGGGGGCTATAGCGCAATCAGTCAGCGCGATGCTGATGTGACTGCTGGTCTGAATGCACTTAAATCACTGAATTTCTGAACCGGAGAGAAACAACATGTCAGTAGAACAAAAAGATGTAGAACAGGTTGCGCAGGAGCTACAGGCTAAGTTTGATGCGTTCAAAGAAAAGAACGATAAGCGGCTGGAGGCTGTTGAGCAAGAAAAGGGCAAACTTGCCGGTGAGGTTGAAACCTTAAACAGTAAGTTATCTGAACTGGACGAACTTAAATCTGCTCTGGAAGAAGAACTGAAGCAGGTAAAACGTCCTGCTGGTGGACCTCAGAGCAAGGCCGCAAGTGAACACAAAACGGCATTTCTCGATTTTATGCGTAAGGGTAAAGATGATGGCCTTCGCGATCTGGAGCGTAAAGCTCTACAGGTCGGCGTCGATGAAGACGGTGGTTATGCCGTACCGGAAGAACTTGATCGCACTATCCTGGATCTGCTGAAAGATGAAGTGGTGATGCGCCAGGAAGCGACGACCATCACCGTTGGCGGCGCAAACTATAAAAAACTGGTTAACCTTGGCGGTACTGCGTCTGGCTGGGTTGGTGAAACGGATGCTCGTCCGGCTACGGATGCCTCCAAACTCGGTCAGATTGAGCCATTCATGGGTGAAATATACGGTAATCCCCAGGCAACCCAGACGATGTTGGATGATGCCTTCTTCAACGTTGAGGACTGGATCAACAGCGAACTGGCAATTGAGTTTGCAGAGCAGGAAGAAATCGCCTTTACCAGCGGTAACGGGACGAAGAAGCCGAAAGGTTTTCTGGCATACGCTTCCACG